AGTATTGTTATACCTACAACTAGTATAGATACATATATAGGCGATATCGTAGCAACTATTACATTTTATAATCCTAGTAATTTATATGAAATTATAGGCAATGACAGTATTACTTTAACACTGAATGAGGATAATGAGCAACCAGATTATGAAATTATTTCCGATGATATTATCCGTGCAGGACAGCCGTTAGCAGTAACATTCAATACTACTAATGTTACAGACGGTGCTATATACAAATGGAAGATCAATCACCAAAGTACAAATAATTTTGATTTTACATCTATTATAGCAACACAAGACTTTTCGGTAACAAATAATTCTAACTCTGCATACACATTTACTGGCAACGGCCTAACAGGGTTTGACAATCCTGATCTAGTACTAACAAGAGGTAGAATATATAGCTTTGATGTAGACGCAAATAATCATCCGTTTTATATCAAAACAGTAAGAGTAACAGGAAGTAGCGGACAAATGTCAGGCGTTACTAATAACGGCGCACAATCTGGCACAGTACAATTTACTCCTGATGCTAATACTCCTGATACTTTATATTATGTCTGCGGCTTACATTTAGTAATGTCGGGAACTATAAGAGTTGTAGACAGTGCCGACGGCCTAGAAGATTATTTTTATATACAGAATAATACAGGATCGTTTACACTACAAACTGTAGCTGATACTGAAACCGTTGACGAAGCATTTCAAATTGAGTTTTATGATTCTAACAATGTGTTAATAACTACTTCGACAAATATTACGGTAAAACCATCTATGCAATTTGGAGTATCTGCTGTAGCAGTAGACGAAGGAAGTAGTGTTGCATTTACAATTTACACTGTTGCTGCCGAAGAACATACATATGCAATATCAGGAACAAACATAAATGCAAACGATTTTGATGAAGATCTAACAGGCACATTTACACCTACAGCTGATTTAGCTAACTATGGATACTCTGAAACATTAACATTTAATTTGACTGAAGATATAACATCAGAAGGCGAAGAAACATTTAATTTAACAATTACAGACCCGCTTGAATTTACTAGTCCAACAATTACTATTAACGATACTAGTGAAACTCCAGCAACCGGAAGTCAGACATTTACTACAACACAATCTTGGATTGTTCCGTCAGGTGTAACTTCAGTAAGTGCAGTAGTCATTGGAGGAGGAGGCGGCGGCGCAGGACACTTACTCGCAGGCTCTAATAATATTACAAACACCGGATCCGGAGGCGGAGGCGGAGGCGGCGGCCTTGCTTGGGCAGAAAGCATACCAGTAACTCCGGGAGAAGAACTTACTGTTAGTGTTGGAGTTGCAGGCGCAGCAGGAACAGCAAATGGATCCTCAGGCGGATCGGGTGGCGATAGCCTTATTCGTAGAGGTAACACTGTTCTTATCAGTGCTCAAGGCGGTAGTGGAGGACAGCAAACTTGGGCAACATTCCAGGACCCTACGCAAAGTACAGGTGGGGCAACCAACAATGGCGGCACAGGCGGAAGTATAACATTATTTGATAGTTCAGTTACAGCAGCCGGCCAAACTCAAGGCAACACAGGCGGAACAGGCGGTAACACAGACGGCCAGCGTGGGGGCGGCGGTGGCGGAACTGCCGGCTATACTGGCGCAGGCGGCAATGGCGCAGGCAGAACTACCCAAGAACCAGGCAGTGGATCTGGCGGTGGCGGCGGCGGCGCACACGAAAGTGCAAATTTCTATTATACTGTTTCAGGAACTGGTATTTACGATCCTACTACAGGCGGTGGTGGCGGAGGCACCGGTATATTAGGAGCAGGATCTTCAGGATCAGCCGGAACTCAAGGGTCAGCTGCTGCTTATACCAGTGACAAAAACGGCCAAGGTGGCTCGGGCGGCGCAGACGGCACAGGAACAGGCGGCCAGTATGGTGCAGGAGGCGGCGGTTCTTCTGGGGGAAATAACACTGCAATACCATCTGATATTGGTGCAGCAGGTAATAGAGGTGTAGTTAGATTAGTTTGGGGATCTGGCTATAGTTATCCAAACAATGCTGTTTGATAAATACTTTATAGGAGAATAATATGTCAGACTTTTATGTTGGTAATGATGTAGGTATGTTAGCCGACTCACTGGGCGGAGCAAGATACTTTTACGGATTAAGAAGAGATCCAGATGGTTATTTGTATTTTGCTAAAGTTGACCAATTAGATGTGTCAGACGGAATTCAAATTAACAATGTAGGCGACGAGCCTAGTCAAGATTATCCAGGGTTTTCTCCAGGACAGGACTTTTTTGAAGGGCGAGATACATTTCATAATTTAGTATATAGAAATCTTAATTATGAGCAATTTAGATGGGATGATAGAAATATATATTATTATATTAACGACGAAGGCGAGTTTGTTGTTAGAATTAATCAAAGATACGACTACCCAACAGATGTATAATAGGAAAATAAATGGCTGAGTTTAATATATCAAGATTTAAGTATGTCTGGAGAGGTTCTTGGCAGAATGGAACAGCATTTAACCAAGACGATATTGCGGTTGTAGGTGGTAAAATTTATGTCTGTTTAATAGGACATATTGCATCTCTAAATTCGTTTGATGACGATTTATTTGCAGTAGATCAATTCGGCAACGCTGAACCAAGATGGGTTCTTATGGCTGAAGGCCAGCGTTGGAGAGGTTCTTGGACTACTAGTACAAAATATGAAACAAGCGAAATTGTAAAATACGGCGCTACACTTTATATTTGTAATACTGGCCATACAAGTGCTGTTCTAGCAACAGACGGTCTAACTGCTGATATCGAGAACTGGGACTTTGTAGCTAGAACATTTGATTGGAGAAGTGGCTGGGTATCTGGTAGAAAATATTATGTAGGTGATATTACTACGTACGGCGGTTTTACATATCTTTGCACGCAAGAACATACATCGGCTACATTTACACTAGGGCTAGAAGATGATAGCGAAAAGTGGCAACTGATAAATCGAAGCGATAACTGGAGACAGGAGTGGCTTGTATCTTCTAAATATATAAAAGGCGATATAGTATCTTACGGTGGAAACACATATAGATGCATAGCCGATCACACCAGCAATGAAAATGAACTTTTAGGGTTGCTAGCAAACGATTCTAGTTGGGAAAGTATTACACAGGGTGTTAGGTACAGAGGTGACTGGCAAGCAGACACTTTATACTTACCAGACGATGTAATATTATATGGTAATAGTTTATTAAAATCAGTCCTTATTAATAGGTCAGAAAATTTTACACCTAGTTCTTGGGTCACATACTTGCCTGGTTCTGGATACGAGAACATATTTGTTTATGCAAACAATTATAAACTAGGTGATATTGTACTACATGGTGGCTATACATATAGATCTACAATTAACAATAACCAAGGCAATTTTCCAACTGTAGCTAATGCAGAATGGGAACTGCTAAGTACAAGTTATAACTTTAGAGGGGAATACCTAGACGATACCTTGTATAAAACAGGAGATGTTGTAACACTAGGTGGCGATACATATGTTGCTACACAAGATACTGCATCATACCCTCTAGAGCCAGAAACAACAACAACTTATACGGTAACTGTTCAAAGTAATGGCACTGCAAACAAATATTATGTTAACGGTATAGAATCACCAAATTTATTCTTTATAAACAACAGCACAACAATACTAAACCTAACGGATGAAACTAATACTGGACATCCTATGTACTTTAGTACTATAGAAAATGGTCATCATACTAGCGGAGATTATAGTTATTTTGATGTAGGTATAACTTATCAAATAAATAATATATCTGTTACTAGAGAAAATTTTATTCAGAATTTTGACACAGCAACACAGCGATCAATAACTATCAATCCAAACCTAAGTGAAACTAATTTATTTTATCCTGTATGCTTTAATCATTCGGGGATGTATAATTTTAATTACACTAGATATGTTAGTGATAGTGCTAGTTGGGATAAAATTATAAACGGAAGAAAATGGAAGGGCCCTTGGGACGAAAGCACACATTATTATCTAGGCGACATTGCAACTTATGCTGGAACAAGTTATGTATGCATTCAGCAGCATAGTGCAGACGATAGTTCACTAGTTCAGCCTAATCTAGACGACGGTAGTTATTGGAATGTACTAGTGCAAGGTAGTGCTACAAACGTTCTAGTAAATGTAGGCGATATTAAAACTAGAATTGTCAATGCTGACACTAATCTTGCAATAGGCGAGACAGGCCAAGTGAGTCAAGTTACTTCGGCCGATTTGATAGAATGGGCAAACTTCTCTACAACACCTAATGTATTCTTTGTAGCTACAACCGGCCAAGACTTGTCTACATCCGGAACAGAGGGAGCACCTTTTAGAACTATAAAATATGCATGTGAGTATTTACTAAATAATGCAATAAAACCAGCAACTATTTTTGTTAAAACTGGAACATTTGTAGAGATACTGCCTATTGTTGTTCCTGAAGATGTGGCAATAGTCGGCGACGAACTTAGATCTACAGTAATTAAGCCAGCAGAAGGATACGAGCTTTCGAATATGTTTTATATGAGAAACGGCTCGGGCTTGAGAAATTGTACACTAAGCGGTCTAAGCGGAGAGCTCGGAGACTTAAATGAATATTTAACCCGTCGTCCAACAGCCGGTGCATATGTAGGTTTAGATCCTGGAGACTCTCCAAACGATACTAATGCTTGGATTATTAACAAATCGCCATATGTGCAAAATGTAACCACATTTGGTACCGGGTGTATCGGAATGAAAGTCGACGGCGAACTGCATAATGGCGGTAATAAATCTATAGTTGCAAACGACTTTACACAAATTTTAAGTGATGGTATTGGCTATTGGGCAAACGAAGAAGGTCGTTCTGAACTTGTTAGTGTGTTTACGTATTACTGTCATATTGGGTATCTATGTACACAAGGCGGAACTCTTAGAGCTACAAATGGAAATAACAGTTACGGCGACTTCGGAAGTGTTGCAGAAGGAGTTAATCCTCAAGAAACTGCAATTAGTGCAAACTTAGACAATAGAACTAAGCACGCTCAAGTCTCGGAAGTGTATGCAAATCAAGACGGTGAAATTATCGGGCTATCATACAGTCATGCAGGTCAAGAATATACCACTGCTGACTACGATATTGTAGGTTCGGGCGTCGGAGCAAACATATCTGCACAAGAGTTTAGACAAAAGTCAATTAGCGAAATTAGAATTAAAGAACCAGAAGATTCTGCTTCTATTGGCGGAAGTGAGTTTAGAAGAATTGAAAACAACGCTCAAATTGGTAGTGCAACTAGTATAACGCTATCAGCTTCTGATCTAACAGAAGATACTTCGTATATAGGGATGAATGTCTTTATAAAAGCTGGTACTGGCACAGGGCAATGGGGAAGGATCAGTGCTTACGATCCTAGTACTAAAGTTGCTACTATCGAAAATATGTACGGTCAGTCCGGATGGAACACTATTATTCCTGGCAATCCGTTGGCAACTATTTTAGACGGAACTACAAGATATGTAATTGAACCTAGTTTTGATGTAGAAAGCCCGGGTTATGTTCCTTATGTTCAATCAACTGGCAGTTTTAAGTCTATAGGAAGTGCTGTGTCTAACGGTACAGTTAACATTATTACGAGTTTAAGTAGTAATGTAGTGGCATATTCTACAAACGGAACCAACTGGACAAATACAACTTTACCTACAAGCGGCGACTGGATTAAAAGTATATGGAGCGGCAGCAAATTTATTACAATATCTTCTGGAGGAGATAGTGCTGAAAGTCCTGACGGGATTAACTGGAGTAATGCTGCAATACCTAACTATGGTACATATACAGATATGGCAAATTATAATAGTACTATTGTTATTACTATGTCAGGATCTCAAAACGTAGTAGTGTCTACAGATGGAGGAGATTCTTGGAATACTGTAAATACTGGTAAAAGTGGAGGTTTCAATTTTGTAGCATACGATTCAAACAGATTTGTTATAACTGATACCCTTGGTGATGCATATGAATCTGTAGACAACGGGGCGTCTTGGAGTGCGTTACCTAGTAATATTATTAACGGACTAACCGGATATGAAATAACTAGCTTTGTTGGAGGAAACAGAGCATTTGTTGCAGCAACTAGGGACACTTCTGGGATACTTGCTTCTCGTCCTGTAGTATCGAGAAGTGCAGCAGATCAAGACTTGTCGTTTACTCCTATTGAAAAGTTTTATGCATTAGAAAGTGATCCTAGTGCAATAAGTGTAGGAAACTGGAAGCTAGGGTATGGCGGCGGACTATTTTTTGCTATTGCAAATAATGGATTAGTAAATGTAAGTCAAGATGCACTAAACTGGAAAGTAGAAACATCTGTAGGCGGACAGACATGGGGCGGCGTAGATTATATTGAATTTGACACTGAAAACGCAACATATCAGTCTTTTGTAATTCTAAATACTTCTAGCTCTTCAGACTTAAATTTAGTGCGCACAGGCGCAAGATGTGTAGCACGACCAAATATTGCGTCTGGTAGAGTTTCTAATTTTTATATACTCGAACCCGGAAGTAGTTATGAAACAGAACCTGCAGGTATTATTACCGACTCTGAAATGCTTACTGATGCAACTTACGATTTTAGAATTAACAATGGCGTGTTGGCACAGCCGACGATTTTAAATTCTGGTAGTCTATATACTAGACAAAGTGCTACAGTGAATGGCGACGGCTTTGCAGATATATTTCCAGTAGCAGGTATTATACAAGTTAAAAATCTTATACGAATACCTGGACCGGGAGATGCATTAACATTTTCGACATTGCCTAATAGACAATTTTATATACAAAAAATAGAAAATATACAAGGCACAGAACCGAGCCTAACTGCACAATTACAAATTACTCCGATTCTTGATATTAACGAAGCACCTATTCATGATACTGTTATTGAAGTAAGACAACGATTTAGTCAAATTAGACTTACAGGACATGATTTCTTAGACATCGGATCAGGCAATTTTGAACAAAGTGCATACCCGCTTAGATATACAGAAGGCTACACTTCAGACAACGAGCCTAGACAAAACCAAGAAACTGCTGGGTTTGGTGGCGGCCGAGTATTTTATACAAGTACTGACCAAGATGGTAACTTTAGAGTTGGTGAACTGTTTAAAGTTGACCAAGCAACAGGCGTTGTAACAATTAGTGCTAGTCAGTTTGATCTAACAGGAATTGAAGAATTAAGAATCGGCGGTATTGTATTAGGCGGTACAAATGCTATAGTTAGAGAGTTTAGTACCGATCCTACTTTTGTCGACAATAGTGACAATATTGTTCCTACGCAGCGTGCTATCGGAACATATATTACAAGTCGTATATCTAGCGGCGGATCAAATCTAAATGTTAATTCTCTTTTAACAAGTCAATTAAAAATTGATAATCAGGGAATTAACCTAAACGAAAATGCAACATTAGAAAATATCAGGTTTGATGCGCCTGTCAATTTACAAAGTTATTCAGGACTTTTCGTTATGAGTCAGTTGTTTACTGCACCATAATACTAAGAATGGATAAATAATATTAATATATATTGCCTAGGGGAGAGTGAACCGAATGGCTGAGTTTAAACTTGGTAGAATTAGATTTATATGGAAGGGCACCTGGTCTGACGGGACTTCCTATGTACGAGACGATATTGTTGCATATGGCGGTAAGACATTTATTTGTATTCTTGCACATACTGCAAGTGCAGATCTCGAAACTGACTTAACTGATATACAACCGAAATGGGAACAATTCGGTGACGGTTTAGCTTGGCGCGGTGGATGGCAAGTAGCAACTTACTATAAAGTAAACGACATTGTTAGTAACGGTGGTTTCCTTTATATATGTAATAATGGTCACACTTCAAACGCAGATATTTTACTCGGTCTAGAAGCTAATATTTCAGACTGGGACTTGTTTGCTGAAGGTATTAGTTATGCAGGTAACTGGGGCACAAACACAAAATACAAAATTAACGATATTGTAAAGTACGGTGCATCTACTTATATTTGTAGTACTGCGCACACATCAGCTGCTACAGCTGAACTAGGTTTAGAAGATAATTTAGGCGACTGGCAGTTATTTTCAGAAGGGTTTGATTGGAAATCTATATGGGCAGTAAGTACTCGATACAAACCTAACGATATTGTAAATTATTATGGACATCTATATGTATGTAGTATTGGACATACTTCACAGGCACTCGAAGCCGACGGTTTAGAAGCAGATTCTAACAATTGGCAGTCTTTTTATGATGGCATAAATTATAGACAAGAATGGACACCGGCTACAAGATATACAGTAAATGATATTGTTAAAAATGGCCCAGGATTATGGATTTGTACAGCACCACATACTGCTACAGCAGTTTTTGCATCAGATGAATCAAATTGGGAAGTATTTTTACCTGGCCTAGAATTTGAAGATAGTTGGAACAACAGTACAACATATCAAATTGGCGATATTGTAACATATGGCGGATTTACATATGTTTCAAAAACTAATCACTCAGGATCAACACCATCTACTACACCAGCAGATTGGGATTTGTTTATTACTGGATTTAGACTAATAGGTGATTGGGACACAACAACAAATTATAGAATCGGCGATGTAGTAAGACTTAATGGTTATTCATATCTTGCTAATGCTGACAATTTAAATCAACAACCGCCAAATACATCTTATTGGGATAAGCTAAACGAAGGATTATTTTGGAAGAATGCTTGGGCGGATGCAACAGCATATGTATTAGGTGATGTTGTTTCTTATAATAATAATGCATATATTGTAGTCCAGGCACACACATCAGATGCAGCAAGTAATCGTCCTGACCTAGACCTTACTGGTACATTTTGGAATATTGTAAGTGCAACTGCTGAAGAAACAGCACTCACTGCTGACGGCGATATTCTGTATTATTCTGGAGCAGGACCAGCAAGACTGCCAATAGGCGAACCAGGACAAATTCTTGCAGTTAACAGTGCAGGTACTGCACCCGAATGGAAAAACTTCGGATTAATTGACAATGTTTATTATGTGTCTAAAAACGGCACAGATGCAGACGGATACGGAACTACACTAGACAGACCGTATGCTACAGTTAAGTATGCATGTGATACAATTTTAAATGCAACAACTAGAGCAAATGCAAAATACTTACTAGATCAAAACTATGACTTTATTGCAGACGAAACTGTTGAATGGGTTGACTATCAAGTTACAAATGAAATTGCTCCGTTTACAAGTGCGTTTACATACGACAAGGCAAAATGCAGAAGAGATATTAAGTTAATAACTAGATCGCTTGCTTACGATATTTCACACGGTGGCAATGTTGAAGCTCGCAAAATGGCCAAGTCTTATTTTACAGACGCTGGCCTAAGTTATATTAGCGGCCAAACCTCAGAAACTGTAGCAGCTATAAACTATCATCTAGAAGTAGTTGATGCTGTTCTAAGTAATGTTGCTCCTGCTGTAAATTATCAAACTCAAAACGGAGTAGCTGATCCTTCTACACAAACCATTGACGGGTCGTATACAGAAGAAGTTGATGCAGAATCAACATATGATTCACTAGCATCACTTATTACTACTGCAATTACAGATGGTAACTTAACTAGTTTACCGGCAGAACAAACAGTACACAACACTGTGTTTATTAAAACAGGTGAATTTGAAGAACAATTACCGATTGTTGTTCCTTCCCACACTGCACTAGTAGGCGATGAATTAAGATCTACTCGCATTAAGCCAGCAGCATCATTTGAAACAGCTGATATGTTTAGAGTAAGAAACGGCTGCGGTCTACGAAATATGACACTGAGAGATCTAAGTGGTTCTTTAGGTGCACCAAACAGCTATGGTACAAGTCGTCCTAGTGCAGGCGCATATGTGAGTTTAGATCCAGGTGAAGGAACAGATGATTCGTTAGCTTGGATACATAATAAATCGCCTTACATACAAAATGTTACCACATTCGGTACTGGCTGTGTAGGTCTAAAAGTAGACGGCGACTTACACGATGGCGGTAACGACTCAATTGTTGCAAACGACTTTACACAAATTTTAAGTGACGGCATTGGTTATTGGGTTACTGATCTAGGTAGATCAGAACTTGTTAGTGTGTTTACATACTACTGTCATATTGGGTACTTATCAGAGAACGGCGGTAAGATTCGTGCTACTAACGGTAACAATTCGTATGGCACATTTGGAAGTGTAGCAGAAGGAATTGACAGTACAGAAGTTCCAAACACAGGTGCAGTGAATAACTTCTACTCTGAAGCAATTGTATATAATACATTTACAGATGGAGATAGAATACTTGCATTAGAGTTTGCTAATAGTGGTATAAATTATACAACAGCAGATTATACAATCATAGGCGAAGGTGTAGGTGCAAGCGTAGCATCATCTAATATTAGAACAAACGGTGTCTTTGAAGTACGCTTGTTAAACACAAATGACGAATTTGGTGGTGACGGCTATACTAGTGCATTTAATACTGCACAAAGTGGAAGTAGTACAAGTATTACAATTAGTGCTACTGATCTAGCTAACAGTGCCGATTATGTTGGAATGGCAATCTATATTGAAGATGGATTAGGTGTAGGACAATATGGTTATATTGATACATTTAATGCAGGTACAAAGATTGCAAGCATTAAAAAAATGAGCGACGATACTGCTGGATGGGACCATTTAGTTCCAGGGACAGCAGTTGAAGCAACACTGGATCAAACTACACAATATAGAATTGAACCTAGAATAACTTTTGCAGATCCAGTTAGTGGAATAACTGCTCGTGGCAGAATAAGAATTGCAAGTGAAAAACTGTTTCAAATAACAATATTTGAACCGGGTAGCGGCTATGATCCACTAAACCCTCCAACAGTTACAATTACAGATCCAACAAATACTGTAGATGCTCCGTTAGAAGTAAGAGTAGGCAGCGGAACACTTGCACAACCTACATGGACTGACAGAGGTGCAGGGTACGAAACTGCGACAGTATCGATCGACGGCGACGGCTTTGCGGATATTAAACAAAACGGTAAGTTTGTATATGTAGATGGGTTATTAGAAGAACCATTACCTGGTTCTAATTTACAAATTGCTGGCGACAGTAATATTTACAAACTTGTACAAGTATTTGAGCTAGACGGAGCAGGACCATACAGTGCTAGACTACAAGTGAGTCCAGAAATACCTGTAGACCAAGAGCCTGCAGACGGCGCAGCAGTAACTTTAAGAATTCGTTATTCACAAGTTCGATTAACAGGACATGACTTCTTAGATATTGGTACTGGTAACTTTGCTGATACTAACTATCCAGGTATTCCAGTAAATAATCCAAACCCGAACAACGAAACAGTTGAAGGCGGAGGCGGACGAGTATTCTATACAAGTACTGACCAAGATGGTAACTTTAGAGTTGGCGACTTGTTTACAGTTGAGCAGGCTACTGGTACTGCTACACTTGACGCTGATAACTTTAGTGTTAGTGGTTTACAAGAACTACAACTTGGTAGTGTTAGCTTAGGCGGAACAAGTGCTACTATTAGAGAATTTAGTACAGATGGTACTTTTGCAGCTGATAGTGATAACATTGTTCCGACTCAAAGAGCAATTAGAACTTATATTAATGCTCAAATTGGTGGCGGTAGTGCCACACTAAATGTGAATACTTTAGTTTCAGGTAATATTCAAATTACAGGAAATACTATAAGTACAACAGACGGAAGTGCAATAACGGTAGGTGCAACCACTGACTTTACACAAGGTGTAAGCGGTACGCCACTAGCTTTACAGTACTTTTTAAATGCGTAGAAAAGGAAAATAAATTATGGCATCTGGAAGATTAGGAGCAGAAGATTTAGCATCCGGAACAAACACAACATTGTACACAGTCCCAGCAGATACCTTCACAATTGCCAGCGTATCGTTTTGCAATAGAGGTAACCAAACTTGTACAGTGAGACTTGCTGTTGCTGATGCAGACACTCCACAAAACAGTGAGTACATTGAGTACGAAACTGAAATACCACCAAAGGGCGTTCTAGAAAGAACGGGTATTGCCCTTGGTGCAGCTCAGAAATTAGTAGTACGCTCAAGTGCAGCTAATATTAGTGCAGTAGGATTTGGTGTTGAAACACCTTTGCCGACTGTTTGATAAATACATTGTAGTAAGGAATTAAAATGGCGAGATATATTACAACAACAGGATCTGCAAGCACTACAGTACGTTCGGTATCGGCAAATACTACTGCGGCTGCTAATGAAAGACTGTTAATTGACACAAGCAGTTCGGCGGTAACAATTACATTACCTAGTACTGCAAATACATTATTAAATGATACAATTCAATTCATTGATGTTGCAGGTAACTTTGGTACTAATAACTGTACAGTTGCTAGAAACGGACATAACATTCACGGGTTAGCTGAAAACCTTTCACTTGATATTGGCAACAGTGCAGCTACACTAGTTTATAGTGGAGTAACCTATGGATGGGTACTAGCAGGATCATAAGGAATAAAAATGGCAAGTTTAAGCAGTTTAAAGACAGATGTAGCACCAGCAGTAAATCCTGGATTAAAAAGTTTTTATGTTACTAATAATAGCATAAGTGCAAACAACGGCGGACAATGCTGCTTATTTACTGTGCCAGACGGAGTAACACAAGTTACTTTTGAAATGTGGGGCGGAGGCCCTCCAGGTGCAGGAGCGTGTTGTTGCCAACAAACAGCATATACTGGTTCAGGCGGACAGTATGCACGTAGAACTATTGCAACAGCAGCAGGATGCACATATACATTATGTGCAGCAGGATCTACTTGTTGTTGCAGAGGCTGCAACCCAGGGGGAGGCTTTACTAGTTATGTAAGCGGAAGTGGTATTGCAACAACATGTGCTGGCCCAGGAATCGCGGGCAAGACTGGATGTTTTCTATTAGATGCAGCCTGTTGCACAAGCTGTGTAACGCAAGGCTCTGCTAGTGGTGATTTTTGTATGCCTAGTGTTAGAGGAAATAAAATACAAGCAGGTGGATGTTTTGCTTCAAATAAATGGTACATGGGCGGCGCATACCAATATGGTAGATTTAACGGCACTAGAAGTGTTTGTACAACAACAGTATATTCTGCTCCTTGTTGTTGGGGCCTGGGACACTACCCATCAGGACCAGGATCAAATGGAATAACATGCGGCGGCCCAAGCGTCTGCGGTACTCCAGGGTACGGCGGAATGATTAAAGTAACTTACGGATAAAGGATAAAAATATGTCAACTGATAATAATATAACGGTTAATTTTACATACACTTGTCCGGATGAGCCATATGTAGATACTACAGAAAATAATACTGAAGTATCTGCAGAATATAATGGTCCGGACATATGGTGGGTGTTTATTGACAGCGAAACAAATTTATGGAATGGTGCAACATTTACAGCATCATCAAACGGAGAAAATATTGCAGCTCCTGAAGGGATGACTAAAGTAAGAATTAGTAGTAACGACAATCCTGTACTAGCATCATTAATTGATCCTGCAGGATTTACTATGAATACTGCTAAAGCTGCGGTAAATGAAACTATTACATTAGCCGACGGCACAACAGAAACACATACATACATCTATCCTCTAGATCCTCAAGAATTTATTGATGGAGCAACAGTAGAGTATGCAAGTGCAAATGATACATGGTCGTGGACTAATTTACAAAATCAAATTGAATGGGAAGATATTGTTGCTGCTCGTAACGCAATGCTAGAATCAAGCGATTATAGAATTGCAGACGATATGCCCAATAGTGTGAAACAGCCTTGGCTAGATTATAGACAAGCACTAAGAGATTTACCAACACAATGGCAAGGTGTAGACCCTTGGAAAGTAGAATTTCCAGAAGAACCTACGAATTCATAAGGAATAAACATGGCAGGATTAAGAACATTATTAGAATACTCGGCGACAGGCGGCGCTCCTACTAACGGAACTATGACAGTTCTTAATGTTTATAATACAAATACTAACAATGTAAACAACGGTGGGTTTTGCTGCGAATGGACTGTTCCTGCAGGAGTTTCATGGGTAGGTGTTGAAGTATGGGGCGGTGGCGGCGCTGGCGCAGGTGGTTGTTGTAACCATGTCGGTAGACCAGGCGGCTCAGGAACTTATGCAAGAAAAATATTAGAAGTAACTCCGGGCGATGCATGGACAGTGTGCGCAGGCGGTACTACATGCTGTTTAGCAAGTTGTTGTGGATGCAAAGGATTTGGATCATATATATGCAAACTCGATACTGCATGTGTTTGTGCAGATGCAGGTTGTGGAGGCTGTACACTATGCTCAGGAGCCTGCGCAAGGGCGGCAATAGATATTAATACTTGTGAACAAGGTTGTGCTAAAGGCCATTCAATGGCAATTTGTGGAATTCAAGGTTTTGCAAAATGGACTCAAGGAGGAAAGTGTAATTTCCATAGCTGGGCACCTGGTGCTCCATACGCACATACTAGCGGACTATGGAGTGGTACAGGATGTGCTAATCGTTGCGGACACGTCAATGCCGGCGGATGTACACCATTCCCGGGATCCGGCGGCATGAGTGCAAACAATTCCAGCTGCGGCGCAACATTCTGCGGCGCAAAAGGTGCCGGCGGTATGGTTCAGCTAACATTTATTTCAGCAGATTCAGCGTAAGGATAACAGATGGCGAATTTAAGAGATTATTTATACGGTTACGCAGAAGGCGGACAAGAAACTCCTCAGGAAGTTGCTGTATATAATACTAATTATAAAACAGTAAACAACGGCGGACAATGTTGTGTATATACTGTTCCTGCAAATATGACACAAGTTGCAGGAGAAGTTATTGGCGGCGGCGGCGCAGGTACTGGGTCTAGATGTTGCGGATATGGATATCCCGGCGGAGGCGGCGGCACGATGGAATTTAGTGGTCCAGTAGAGCCAGGAGACGCTATTACAATATGTGCAGCAGGAAGTACCTGTTGTAGATCGTATAATTCGTGTCAAAATGGCAGTAATAGTTTTGCGTGCAATCCAGGTAAATGGTGTGTTGTAGCTTGTGGCGGACTTTATGGTGAATATTTGTGTAATGGATTTACTTGTCAGACTACTAGAAAGTCGTGCTGTATAACGCCTGGTTCAGTTACTGGATCTGCGGTTAGTGTTGCAACACTTAATAGAGAACCTGGATATATCTTTGGTGTTCCTTGGTGCGCTAATTTTACATATCAAGTTGCACAAGGCGCAGCCCAATCAGGCCACATCAGAAGTTTTTATCATGGATGCTGTTTGAATCGTTATGCAGGTACATGTTATTTCGGTACTTTTCCAGGCGGCGGAGGCGGCAGCGCCAGTTCAACAGGCGGAGTCTGTTATTGCGGCGCACCTGGCGCAGGCGGTATGGTATATTTAGTATTTAAATAGGATTAGATAATGACAGAAGTAACTTTTACATTTACATATAAATCACCAAATGGTGAAGGCAACCCAGATCCTACAGATTACACTGTACAAAATTGGACATATACAGGCCCAGAAATTCTTTATGTAGTAGTAGACGAAGCTACTGGTAAAGTTAACGGCGGGACCTGGTATACAGATCCTGAAGTAAATGCTCCGCCAGAAAATAGAATAGTAGTAGTTAGGGCAGAAGATCAGCCGACATTGGCCTCGATATTAGTAGGTTGTTTAGATGATGATCATATTAGAAAAGTTACAATAACTACTCCTAATGGCCAAACAGTTGAGGATCACGAATATGTGTCTCTTGCAGCGGCATATTCTTTAGATTGCTTTGATTATAATTTTTCAAATTCGCAGTGGTCAGAAAATTGGAATTCGGCACAATGGAATACTTGGGACGAAATCCGTGAAATGCGAAATCATTTATTAAGCACAACAGACTCTCGAGTCCGGTCAGATATGCCTGAAATCGTAAAACAAGTTTGGACGGATTATAGAACTTCGCTGCGTGACATTACTACTAATTGGGCCGATTATGCACCATGGCAAGTAGAATTTCCGATAGCCCCTAGTTAACTAAATCACTTTTAAAATTATATTTGAATCCTCTCTATAAGTAAAACTATAGAGAGGTTTTTTAATGACAGATACAAGAAACACAGCAATTTTTATCAACGGTGGAGCAGGTCGAGTAATCTGTAGTATTCCTGCACTAGAAAATTTTGCAAAAGAGAATCCAGACGATGATTTTATTTTAGTCTGTGAAGGAGGTACCGACTTCTTCAAAGGACATCCTGAACTATTTAAACGGGCATATGACCCGTGGCATAAAAATTTGTTTGACGAAAAACTAAAACATATGAATTTTATTAGTCCTGAGCCATATAGAGTTTGGGAATACTACAATCAAAAATGTAGTCTTGCACAAGCATATGATAAAGCTATTAATGATAAAGGAATACGAGAGTTAGATACTCCTAACATTTATCTTAGTAAGGGCGAGCTTATGATAGCTCAAAAATTAATTAAAGAAATTAAAGAAAAAACTAAAAAAGATAAGGTACTTGTATTTCAGCCATTTGGACGCGGAGTTCAAAATGACGAAGGTATGATTGTAGATTCATCAGGTAGAAGTTTTGAACCCGAGCATACTATTAATTTAGTAAGAAAATTAAGTAAAAAGTTTGCTGTTGTGTTTATGGCTGAAATTGGAATAGAATTTAACAAGTACGATATTACAGAGCCTATTGCTGTACCACAAGGTATTGGGCTTAGAGAATGGGCTGCAATCATTAATAATGCAGATTACTTCTTGGGATGTGATAGCTCTGGACAACATATGTCGCATTCACTAGGAGTACCGTCGACTGTAGTATTAGGTAGTACTTTTGATATAAATGTATCTTATCCAGGATGTAACTATTTTGATGTATTAGATATGGGCGAAGGTGAAAGAATTTATAGTCCTATTAGAATTACACATGACGAATTTTCAGATAGACATAATGAAGGCATTATGAAAATGAATGAAAAAATTGAAGATGTGATTGTAGACTCTGTAGTCAAAAATCAAAAAAAATGGAACGGTAAACCTGTTGTGAGGAAAATTAAAAATGAAAAATAACCCTGTATGGATCGCTGGTATTGCTAGAGGCCATAATTCAAGTGTTTGCTTGCTTAAAGACGGCGAAGTTGTTTTTAATATCGAAGAAGAAAGATTATCTAGAGAAAAATATGACGGTGGTCCCCTTCATGCAATGTATAAAATATTAGAATATACAGATAAGTTAGATTACCTAGTAATTGCACACACACAAGATATTACAACTGCCGGAACTATAGATTTTTCAGGCGACAATATGTATACTGGCTTAGCTCGTAAACTAGGATTAATCAATAGAAAAGAAAATCCTTTAAATCACTCCCAGGTGATTGACATGAGCAATAAACATCACACTCTACATGCTGCGTGTGCATTTTATAGAAGTGGATTTGAAAAGGCTGCTGCACTAGTAGTTGACGGTGCAGGAACTTTTATACCATTCCACGATTCGTGGTTATATGAAACAGAAACAATTTTAGATTGTAGTTATCCAGATAATCTTAGAACTTTATACAAAAATGTTGCTACTACTGGGCCTATGCTAGAACAAGAAGTATTAGTTGATGGCGATTTTTTTGGAGAAAGTGGTTATCAGCATGTTAGTAGAGTTTCTGAAAAAGCAGGTATTGTAAAAGTATACGAAGCTGTTACAGACTATTGTGGATTTAGTTTTATCGAAGCAGGCAAAACTATGGGCCTATTTCCATACGGCGAGCCAAACGAAAATATACCCGATTTGTT